GTTCCCGAATCAAGTCACAGGAACTGGTTCATTCTCCAATGAAACTTTTCTGTAGATTCCAAGAACATTCTCACGAACGATTTCATCTATTGCTTCTTCGATCGCGAGAGATTGATCAGCTTCACTCAAGTCGTCTGATGTGCGAACGATGCGAGCAAGCAGAGCACTACTGAAGTAACCAGCAGCCATGTCAAATGCATACCACTCATCAAAGTGAGTGAATGGATTGTAAGGGTTGTCGACTGTGGTTAGCATGCTCTCCATGTCTTACACCTCACTCTCCAAACCTATTCTGAGAGTGGACAATGAAACACCAAGGGCGTCTGCTACTTCTGCCTGAGTGTACCCAGAACTCAACATCAGCTGGGCTCTAGCTTTCTTAGTAGCAGTCATAGTTCTTGGTGTGCGTGGTGTTGCAAGTTGTTTCACTTGATCAAGGTCTGCGTTGGCCAAGATCTGATTCAATTTGTTGTTACTGATAGCACCTGCTTGAATGGCGGCCCACTCGGAGCCAGTGAATTGGATACGCTGCTTCTTCGCTCCGGTACGGAGGCGGGCTTCAGCAAGTGCCTGTCCCTTGATCTTCTTTAGATCTGCGGGATCCATGTCGGGGTTTGATGCCCGCTTCTGGGAAACCACGGCGTTTGCTAGGAGCTGGGCCTGTCTCTCAAGGGGTGCATTCCTAAGAGCAAGATTCAACTTGGCGTTGAGTGATGCCACTTCATTTGCATAGGCGGTCTTTGCGGAAGGTGAATAGGGGACACCTCGAGTGCTGGCTGCTTGCTTCCTTGATTGATTGGCCAAGGCCTTCAATCGATTAGCATGATCTGCGTACACCTTCTCTATTGGAGTACCGGAAGAAAGGGTGTTTGCATCTCGTGCTTCTGCCAACTTCGTAGTCTTGGTAGTCTTCTTTATCAACTTCCCTTTATCATTGACAAAGGTAGCACCAGTAGGTGTGAAGATCTTCTCACCAGTACCCTTGTCAACCTTGAATCCCTGCTTCCGTTCAGGAACCCGAAGCTCTGACCCTGCCTTCGAGATGAGGGTAGATGCACCAGCTCTTGCACCACCTTGGTACTTGGCTTTGAGTTGAGCTATCCCATTGTCAACAGCAGAACCCTTGTAGTTCAGGTTGTGCTTCTCAGCATCGATGACTACCATGGAGTGCCGAACTGCTCGAGCAAGCTCGGCATCGTTTGCACCACGGATAGTCATGTCAGTGATGAGGTTAGAGATAACGCCCATCTCAACCTGCTTAGTACGAGGAGTCATGCGAGGCATGCCTTCATAAGCAGGGTAGGCTGCAATAGGATCGAAACCTTTTAGACCTTCGAGTGGCGGTTTGGTGCGTACCTTCTTTTGATTGTTCGGGATAACCAGAACGGTATCTCCATCGAAATCAGCACCCGACAATCTTTCTGCTACCTTATGATGGATACCGACTGCATCCTTCGCCGAACCCAGAGCACGTCGTGCTTCCGCATTCCTGTTGTTAACGGTGAGTTCTGGAATCTCGAACACACCACCATGTGGGTGCCGAACCAGGACTACACGTTCACCATCTCGGAAGTTCGGAGCATGGATCTCCGTCTCTTTGATAGACGAGATGGGAAGGATGACATGGTGTCCACCCTGACGAGGCAGAGCTGCTGCTTGAAGATGGACTGCCGATGAGTCGACATCTTCAGCAAAGGTGTCAAGCAGTTTCTTTCTGACCGTTGGATTGGTCAACGCCATGATCTCATCATGCTCAGATTTACGACGTTCATAAGTCATGTCAAGCTGAGCTTTGGCAAGAGCAGGGCTCTGCTTAGAAAGGAACTGAGATGACAGGTTGTTGGACCAAGTACTCCAGTTTCCTTCTTCGTTGACGATGTTCATTACGCCATGTTGACGACTAATCGAAGCACCGAATGGGTTGTCCTGATCGACATTGCCATCCTTGTCTCGCTTCAATTCCTTCATAGCGTCGAGCTTGTTTCCAGTGTTACGTTTGTTCGTATTGAAAACAAGATCTGCACCTGGCGGCATGTCATCTTTGTACATGGCCATGCCCTTGATGTAGTGCGTGCCGTCAACCGCAATACGAACCTGAGCATAGTTGGATCGTCCAAGAGACAAGTCGTCAACACCACGGCGAACGTGGATCACACCATCAGCTTGACTACCACCTTCGTCGGCGTACCGAACTGCCACACGTTTCGACGAGACAGAAACAGGGGGTTTGATGCCCAGGTAAGTACGACCACCATCTTCAGAGAAGTCTGTCACTTGCTGAATCTGAGAACGATTCTTGAAGACTTCAGAATAGGTAGTACCTGGCTTCGCCAAGACTTTGATCGTTGTGTCTTGACCAGTACCTAGTTGCTGCACTTTGACATAATGAAGAGTGTATCCTTCTTCCTTCAATCGAGCGACAGCAACAGCCAACTTCTCTTTACTGACACCAACGTGATGTTCTACGCCAGCACCGATATCAAGGTATGTCTTCTGTTCTATCTGATCCTTGAGCATATTCGATGTGGCTTCAAGAATCTTCGCCTTGTCTCTCTGCCCAGGCTCGAGAAGAGAACGAACAGAAGATTCGTTGATTCCCATCCTTTGACCGATGGCAACGTTTGAAAGACCCTTGTTCTTCAAACGTTGAGCCATGTCGATATCGGCTTGCTTGACTGCATTCCTGGCAATGGATTTGGCTACCCTGAAATCAGTGGTGTTCATTCCGAAACCACGCATGATTTCAGAATCACTCATACCTTTTGATTTCAGATCATCAACCATACCAAGAAAGTCGCGGCTTCTGGTCTCAACATCGCCACCTGAACCCCAAGGATAGCGGCCAGACTTCCTGAGAATGCCGTAGTGAGCAAGATAGGTGCTCTCATCTATTATCAAGAAGTCGCCTCCACTCTCAAATAGTTCAGACGCTTGTCGAAAGTGATGATCTTATCCATGATGTGGAAGATGTTATCCGGATCAGGGAGATACACCTGCACCTCATCATGCTGGTAGATACGAAGTTCAGCTTCAAACTCGAGAGGCTTGAACCTGTACTCCAAACAAAACAATGCCATGTACACTTCAAGCTGATGGACAGATCCAGCGTTCATGCCTGATTTGAAATCGTGGATCCGAAGCTTGTTGTTACGGAAACAGATGGTGTCAGCGGTACCATAACAGTTATCCGAGTAGTACAGTATCTGTTCACTGGACATTCGAAAACCAATGGCGTCATTGACATATTGATTCAACGACATTGGGGTGTCAGGAAGCTTCACACCTAGGCGGATCAAGTTATGAGCCAAGGCATGAAGTTCAGTTCCACGCTGAGCTGCCATAGCCTTGAAGAAGACGCGATCGAGTTTGTCTTCATCATAGTTGATCCAATGGTAGTTACTGGCGGAAAGGAATGCGTGCTTACCGTGGAGCTGAGAATGACTGGTAAAGTTCATGCACAATCTCCACTTCATTCTCTGGGGCGATCACCCGACCAAACGACATCCCATTCAGCAAATCAAGGTAATACTCTTGATTAGGTTGGAATGGGGCATCAAGGGACGGCTTAGTTTCGAGAACTCCCCAACGATCGAAATGGAGAAGAGTGAGGTCTGGAAACCCTTGAATGTAGTTAGGGTCATTCTTCAAAACAACTAAACCAGGAAACTCATGCTTCAAACGTCGAATGAGTTGCATCTGATATACTCGCTCGAGCACGGCTTGATCTCACTCCTTCTATTATATCCCGCGATTTCTACGCTAGTTGGTATCTATTTACACAAACGTTGATACAACTGTTGTGTAGGCCAAACTCGTTGCTGATTCAGGATGGCGAGTTTGATGTGAACATCTATAAGGCCATACTGAATCGCTGCATCCCACGATGTTTCAAATTGCTCGCCAGTCTCAACCTCTTCAATAGGACTTTGAAAACCACGAGCATCATTGAAGAATTGTTTGTAGTACTTGATGGCAAACCACCTAGGACGCCACAATAGATTCTCTCGATGGTTGTCCCCACGATCCCCGTTCAAATTGATAGGGGTATCAAAAGCTTCGTTTAGCGGGGGAGGTAGAAACTCTTGTGCAACCAAAGGAGCCACTGCCCGTTTGAATTGAATCCCACTCTTTACCAATCCCACATGAACAACACCTCGTTGATTCCTCAACAACGCGAGATACTTACCATGTTCATTGACTACTCGACCGTGATCACTGATCGAGTATTCTGGGAATGTCCGAATTGGTTTCCAAAGTTCCATTCATCCTCCTATGTACACATCTTGTCAAATCCAAAAAATTTGAGCAAAAAGTTTTTTAAAATCTTACACTTGGTATCTAATTATCTATAAATAGATATCAAGTATGCAATAAAAAAAAAGTTTTAGCTTCAAATTTGGATTTTTGACAAGTCTACCTATGACAAATTAGGACATCCGCGACATGGTCAAATGGGTCACTTTTTTCTAGAGAACAAATCGGACATAATGACACGCTCGTTAAAGCTCTTCTTTTCCTTCAAACTTCGAGACACTGCCAAATCTATGGCAGAATTTGACATGAGAATGTAGTAGTACAGGATCGAAAACGGTGTATTGAGCCTGTCGATCCTTCCAAAAGCTTGATGCCAAAGCTTGTACGAATACGTCAACGAGTAAAATACCATCGTATCAGTGGTCGTACAGTTCCATCCTTCTGCACCCGCTGTATACTGAACAAGATATACCCACGAGTCACACGAAGGAATACTCTCGTGTTTATGACCGTTCCACTCCGCTACGGTGACGAGGTCGGACAAAGATCGAAGGGCCTCCAATTCGTAGTCGAAGTTGTAGAAGACAACCAACTTCGCATGGCGACCCATCAATGTCTTCAATGCTGCTATCCGTGAAGAATCCGAGTTGACAATCTTCCGTATAGTCGCGAACAACTCCGCCACATCTCGGATAGGCGCGCCCTTGAACGGGTTCCATCGTTTCTTCACCGCCACATCAAACGTATCGCGATCATACTCAACGTCAACCACCCTCACTTGACGAGTTGTTCTTCGCTCGAACGGCATCTCAACGAGTAAGGAGTTTCTCAATCGCACAAGTTTCGCTACTTCCACATACCTGTCCACTTTGGGAAATTTCGTAAATGTATTGTAAATCACATGCTGTCTCTTGAATTGTGTTCGATTGGTATAGAAACCATTCGCGATAAAGACAGGTATGTAGTCCAACCAAGTATCCCCAGGGGTTGCGCTTAGCAGGATCCATCGATTGGATCGGGCAATGTGGATAAAGGCTTTGGTCCATTGTCCACTACCAACCAATCTCTGTTCGTCAAATATGAAGAACGCTCCGTGAATCTTAGTGTACCTTCCGATGTTGTTCCAGCTATCGACGGTAAGGATACCCGCTGTTGTAGCATTCGCATGCTTCCCAACACCATACTTGACAAACTCTCCATCCCAGTCAAGGGAATCACGTTTCTTGGCAGTGGTGATGACGTAGACATTTTTTGGCGCTTCCGATCTCATATAATATGCTGCAGCAACGAGAGACTTTCCAGTCCCGACGCCTCCCCAAAGTATCTTTCCGTTACTCAGCTTATTCAGAGCCTCTTCTTGATGCGGATAGAGTTTGACAACCATGTCTCACCTCCCCTCCTAGGCAAAAACAGAAGACCATGGTTAGGCCTTCTGCTTCTTTCAGATCTCTGTGAATTGATCACCAATCTCGTCGACACTCATCTCATACACATCCTCGAAATGCTCCACAGTCAGAACACGCCACAACTGTTTGAACTCGGTGTCGATGACGAAGTAGTTGTCCTCAGCCAGATACTGATTGAGAATCTCTTCAGTCCACCGATCCTTGACAAACGGGTAGGCTTTCAGAATCATGGGGAGCGATCGTTCGGTGAATTTGACAGCATACAGAGCCATGTCAATCCTTTCACGTAGGGTCTTCTATTATACCCCACGTTTTCATCGCGACTCAGGTAAAAAATATAAGACAAGCAGGAGGACCCCCATCCCCCTGCTTGCCCTGCTGATGAAGCGTATTCAGTTGTGGGTGTTGCGGCCTTTCGACAGTAATCCCCTCTAAGGTGTATCCTTCACTCGAGATGGTTAGACCATAGCGCATCACCCCTAACATCTCCAGGCAAGGGTCAGAGCCGGGGAAGCACTCTGACCTTCACCTGCAAACGTCAGCGATCGCCGAGGATCTCGCCAATACCGTCCTTGTAGAAGTTCTTCTCCTCTTCGTTCAGCTCTCCCCAGAACTGCCGCATCTCGACAGGGGTCACCTCACGACCGGGGCAGCCGAAGTAGGCCTTGATTTCGATGATGGACGCCGGCTTCGCCACGTTGTCTCCTCTACCTCAAAAGAAAAATAAGAAGCCACGCTACTGTGCGTTATGCCAATTCGATCTTGGCTCGACTTCTCTCTCGTTATACGCCTTGTATTTCTTGCGAGGTTAGTTGAAGAGAATGATGATGACCACACAAGCCACGATGAATGCGAACATCAGGAATCCTTTGACTTCCTTACTCAAGAGTTCTCCTCTTCGATCACAGTCCAAATGTTCAACGGAATCGACGATTTCTTCACGAACCAGGCTTTGTCAACATTCGCATTCATCTTCTTCTTGGTTCCATCGCCGTATACTGCGACGAACTCCAAATTTCCTTCATTCACTTTCGGGTTGTCGACGAGGCACCAACGATTCCATTTGTCCGCCGTAGACTGCTCGACAGGTCGCATTGACTCTTTGATTCGTTCAATATCAACGCGCTCTAGATCATTCTCGTACAGAACGATCATGCCAGTCCTGAGATGAGTTCCATCGAACAACAAATCCTCAGTGGCCGGATCCATTGTGTAGTACTTGGGAACCCACTCGGTGCTCAGCTCATCCTCAGTTGTCATGCGATTTCTCCCTCAACAATGCGATCCTGATCGAATCCCTCTGGTAGCTCGTGAACCCTGCCTGCCCGGGCCGGGAGCTCGTCGAGATCAGCGTACTTGAGGTCCAATGGGTCTTCGTGAATCGTGACGTACATAGTCTTGAGATACGCCTTGACCCCGGTCTTGCCACCCACTGCCCACTCGTACGGGCGGATCGTGAGATCCACTGTCTTGATGTCAACCCAATCGAGAAGTTCAACCATGCTTTCATCGAGGATTGAACGTCCTTTTGAAGTAACCAGTACAAGTCGTGGAGGACGGATCTTGAAACCGATGGAGACCTGCAGGTACGGCTGCTCCGGATCTCCTTCCTCTCGAGACCGGAGTGCTTTGATGTTCCAACCATCGCGCTCCATATCTTCCGCGGTCTTCTCATCCAAGAGCACGCAGAAGTTCCGATCTCCTTCTCGATTGTATCTCCCCTCTCGACCGGCGAAGTTCCGGAAGATTAGACGAGCGTCCTCGATAACAAGCATGCCATCATTTGGGCCCATTCGTTTTCCTTCTCTGTTCATGCCCTCGAATACATGGGTACTTCAAGAGCTCATGATGATGGCAGAAACATGCCCCACAAGACCAACATCCGAAAGAGATATCGGAGTACTGACGCATGTCATGTGATGGATGGATTCCGTCAGGAGCTTCCATCGATCCAGTCCTTGTCATCCAGCTCGACATTGTCAATCTTCTCGTACACGTCGAGGAACGTCTTCTTCCGAGTACCGCTGTGTGTCACCTCGAAGTAGTACTTGTCGTCGAGGGTCGTGATCACCATGGCCTTCCAGTTCTCGAGCGTCTTCGAGAACCAGACCAGCCGAACCTCTGCAGAAGTGATGGGGTTGTCTTCATCCCGCCACATCTCGTTGTAGTAGGCCAACACCACACCCAGTGCCTGCGACATCGGCTGAGTGACCTCAGGATCGTCGGTCTTGAATGAACGAGGACCTTCCCGATTCACGACGTTCCTCCATTTGCCAGGTTGAATTACTTTGGTGAATGCTCTGTCGGACAAATCTTCGGTGGGCCCGTCGTCCACGTATTTTGGATTGAGCAATGGATTGGACGAGATCAATGCTGCCTCAACCGCTCCTTCAAGATCTGTTCCGATAGAAAGACTGCCAGCACCAACGGCGCTCAGAACATCCATCGGCGTGTCGTCATGGAATGTGGCTTCGATTCGACCATCAGAATAGACTTTGGCTGACCCTATAACATCTCCCAGATACGTCAGCGGAACTGTGCTATGAGTCTTTTCCTCACTCATCCCCAAGTCCAATCAACTATTTCATAGGTTTCAAACGCAGATAACAATTGAGACGCCACCCACCTTGTTGGAAGAATCTTGGACCGTCGTGCTGATTACCAGATTCAATTGCGCAATATCCGAGTTCTGATCCTGGTTTTGGAAGTTTTACTTCAGCAGTAATGACAGCATCGGAATTCGCATCAATCAACAAACGTGTACTGTACGTTCCTCCAGCAACTGGTTCATTGATGAATGGCTTATCCGCACCGGGTGCCTCGATATGAATCTCCCAAGGATGAAGTGCTTTCTCTGGAACCCCCGCGCGAATGATGATGATGCGCTTTGGGTGGGGTTCAGGATCTCCTTCCCTTGGATCGGGAACTTGACCAGTTGCTTCTGTTGCCACCGGTGGTGGGGGAGGCGCAGGTTGTGGTGCACTCGGATGCGTGTCATTACATCCTTCCGCACCCATCAAAAGAACAAGCGCCAACACTAAAAAGAATGAGATCCATGATCTACGTTTCACTACTACCTCACAAACTCCGCGAATGGTCCGAAGTAGTCGATGGTCTCTCGAGCCTTCTCGGTCAGTTTCTCGAAGTAGGACTCGTCAATAGCCTCCTGAGGCATATCCATCGCCATCTCAGCTTCCACCCACAAGTACCCTTTTGTGCCGGTTACTGCGTACGTCTTCCCATCCTTAACTCGATACAGGACACCACCACCGAAACCTTCTCTGACCGGGACAAATCGACCGGTACGCCCGACGAAATGCATAGACTTGTCAGAGGTACCGAAGTCGAGGTACATCGTCCCCTGAGCCACATGCTTGGTTTCGCAGTAGTCGTAGAACATAAGCTCTTCGCCAGTGAACAACTTCTTGTAGACATATGGATGCTGGAACTGAGCACCCACTGCAATCCACTTGTCGCCCTTTCGAGCGATGTAGACCGCATCGTTCACAAGGCAGAACTTGTCGTACAGATCCGTCTCCGGTTTGTATTCGAAGACATAACCGTACTTCTCCCCGAACAACTTGACCGATTCAATGATCTCCGGTGTAGCATTGGGAATCTTGATAGAGTCGGTCTTGATGTGGGCAACGTCGAAACCCTGTGATTGAACAAAATGCTTCAAATCAATCATGAACAAAGCACCACGCTTTGCCACGATGTTGTCGACGTTTCGAACATCGCGGAATGGGTTGTCAAACTTCGCCGATGTCAACCCGTAGACGATGTTGACAACGATCTTAAGAGCGTAGGCCAACGCATCAGCACCCGAGGTATCTGTGATATACGGAGCGAGCTTGCCTCCAAGAAGACTACGGGCGAGGTCGAAGTCCTTAGCTTTAATTGCCAGACGCGCCTCAACGAGCCCTCGGAAGTTATCTGTATACTCTCCAAACAGATTGAGATTGATGATACTTGCCGGATGCATCGAGGCCACATCAAGAAGGGCAACACTTTCGTACATACCAGGTTCAGCATAAACATAGCCACCTTCGCCAACGACCTCACCGCGATACAGACTCTGACCCCGATCGTAAACGTACCCGGGGAACTCCTTACTCAAGTCTGTATAGACGAAGGACCGTTGTGGGTTCTTGTCATTGCCGAAGATGATTCGAGCGGTGTGCTTTTGCGTGGTGTCGTTGACTGTGAGACCACTGAGCTCGGCCAGAATCTGACGTGCGACGAAGTCCTGGTACCGAGATTCGAACACCACCTCGGTTGCCACAACATCGTTTGCACAGTAATCGACAACTCGCTGCCAGTCCTTTTCATCCACAGGCTGATCCCATGGCAGGTCCAGCTCCATGTGATGAACATCGAGATCAATCTCGAACTTCTTCAAACCCTGTTTCACAGAACTGAAGTCATAGATATCGGTGTAACTGATGTTGTAGGCCTCGCCGAACATCGCACCGACATTACCGTCAATGATCTTCTGTGAGAGTCTGAACAGTTGTTCGTTATTGTATCCGAGATATCGGGCGTACAAGATGTGGTTGTCGTATCGACGATTGTTGAACCCGACCAACTTGAACTTGAACAACCCCTCAATCTCTTGCGAGGAAGGATTGATCATCTTCACAACAACCGGGTCACTCCGATACTTCCAACACACCACGAATAGATTTGGATACACCTCCACATCGAAGAACACTTCTCGTTCATCCGTAGCCTTCGGCTGGTCTCGAGTAGGTTCTTGGATAGGTTCATCTGAATGCCATCGCATCTGCTGTACCGTCTTCAAACACATCAGTGCTTGGTTGGTACTGTTGTTTGCAAACGCTGTGATGGCAGAACGCAGATCAGATACATCGAACTTCATTCCGGAATAGTATGCATCATCCAGAATCTTCTTGATGAAGTCGATTGAAGGCTTCGTCCCTGCGTGGATTTCTTTTCGAAGGTTCCGCTTGATGAGTTCCCGAAGCCCCCTTTCACTCTTGATGACCTCGTCGTGCAGCACCTTCTTCTCCTTCAAAGGGAGTCCTGTTGAGATTTCAGAAATGGGCACGTTGTTGCAGCGCGTGAGCATACGCCGCAAGGAGGCCTCTCCTGTGTACACCTTGACTTCAATGCCTTCAGCGTACACTCGACTGAGTTCGGAGACATCACCAACATACCGGTAATGGAGATGGACGCCAGCGCCCGACTTACTGAGCTCTCCGTAGGTAGGCGGAAACTCCGAAGCCGCCGCCAAGTTCTTCTCAAGCGATTTGTTACCATCATCGTCCGTCAAATCGAAGTCAATGACAATGTGATCTTCTGGAAGTTTGACGAAGTGCAGCTTCGACGTATCAATCTCAGCCAATGTCGTCTTGACATTCATCCATCGGCGAAGCGGTGTTCCTCTATCTGTAGCATCCTGAGCCGGCTGATCCGCGTATTCCAGATCAAAGATGGATGTAGTTTCATCCATCACCAGCGAGAACGCCTTAGCGTTGTTCAGGACAGGAGCTTTAAACGGCTTGGCAGTGAAACCACTGTAGTAACTTCGCACTGTCGCACCGTCCACTGTAGCTCGATCGTGGAATTCTTCGAAGTAGTTTTGGAGCTCAGATCGGACTTTGTACTGGGGAAGCGGACGTTCAATCCCTGTGTCGGCACAAAACTCTTTGTATAGAGCATATGCTTGCTTCAAACTCGTACCATCTTGTTGCTTGAAGATGTCGTAATGCGCTTCAACAAAGTTAAAGAAAATGTCTGTTTGCAACATCATCTCAAGCGGTTGGTACGTATTGTAGAAGTTCTTCCCCATGGAACGATAGACCTCGAGACAATGATGCGCTATAGCACCCAGTTCGAATTCTATCCTGGACATCAACGTGTGATAGTGATTTGGATGGAGTTTATCTCCGGTGGGATGGACGTCAATCAAGCGCCGGATAAGTCCTGATTTGGCGTCAGATATCCGAACTGGTTGATTTGTTCCCATCCACAACAAAGCATTGATTCTTGTGGAATATGGTGCTTTGTATTTGGCATTCATCGTCATCCATTCGTGGGAGACGATAGAATTCAATTTGGTGTTATCTTCGATCTTGCTGAGGTCCCCATCATGTTGGATCGCAACAAGAGGGTTGTTACCGAACGTCTCTGTCGAGAACGCGTTGTTGTTCGATCCGAGGGCTTTGGCCTCGAATGACGTTGTGTAACCATCGAACAGCTTCTGAATGATGTTGAGTATTGTAGATTTCCCGGTCCCCGCTGGTCCATACAAGACGATAAACTTCTGGATCTTCTTGGAGTCGCCAGAGATAACGGAGCCTATCGCCCATTCAATCTTCGCTCTCTCGCTTGGGGCGTACAATGTCCCAACCAACTCATCCCAAGCGCTATAGTCGCCAGGGGCAAGTTGGTATGGAAGTCGGCGGCTAACGTAATCGGCTTTCTTGACTGTACTGTTTGCAAACGTCAACGACTCGTCAAGTTGATGAGCGTTGTCACTGACGTTATTGACGAACTTTCGGAACTGGTTCCAACCATTGCTACCGAACGAACGCATATACTTGACTTGTTGGATGCCGTGCTCTTCCGCGTATCGAGCGAGTTCATAGTCGACCAGACGTTGTACATCGTATTCATCTGTCGACCATAGACCAATCTCTTCATCCCAAATCGCGTAGAATCCGCGACCGCGGACCATCAGATCTTTGGATCTTCCAACAATGAAATCAGGATATGCTTCGAGGGTGCCTCCTCGGGTTTCTCTCGTGTTGACTTGAAAGAAATCCATCAACCCTCCTTTCGCGTTCTAGTAGCCATGGTTTTCAATCAGATACAGGCACATCTGGTACCAGATCTCCATCTCGGGAAGAGGCTGTCCGAAATGCTTCACGGGAAACAATCCTCCAGTACCATCATCGGCATATGTCCGCCAGATAACGGCATCCAAGATGTCGTCTATTTCTGATTCGGGGAGAGGGACGTCGTCGCTATACTTGTCGAGAAGGAGGTTCTGCATCATGACCCAGAACCAATATCGCGGCGTATTCCCAGCCTCGAATTCGAGACGCCTCGATAGAGCGATCAGAAGCTCGAGCATGGAACACCCAAGTCTCATCCAATCGTCATCTACCGAGGCAATCCCTTCATCCTCCATGAACTCTTTTCTCAGGTCTCGGCCATCCTCGGCGCGGTTATCGTCATTGGCGACGATCCAGACAAACTCCTTTGTGAAGAGTTTCTTCAAGAGCGACCAATATGTTTTCGAGGGATTTGCTACCTTGACCGAGCCCACCTTGCTGTAGAGCCATGTGAAATACAACTCATCCAGTGGTGGCTGGCTCATCACTACTCCTCTAGGCCAGCAACTTCCTTCGAGTACTTACCGCGGCTCAGCAGGATCTCGAACTCGAGTTCGAGGCGATCGTTCCTCACGTACAAGACATTCGGATCCCCTGAACCATGACCGAATCGCTCAAGGTTTCCTTCACCAACCGTCATGTCGACTTCTTCGATCATGTCCTCGCGTGAGTCAATCAAGACTTTGTCGCCGGCGAAGTAAGTGACAGTGGATTGTGTGTACTCGGAATCATTCTCCATGAACTCATCCTTGGTGAGGATGTATGGAGCTTCTTCAGTCCGATTCTGCTTTTCCTTGTCTGAGATTTCTTCAGTCGTCGTATCCGAGAAGATGTTCGACAACACCTCTTCGACGAATTCTGTCCTCGTGTCGACAACTTGGAAGGCTTGTGAACGACCTTGATAGTTGATCAGAGCCGCGGCGGCCTCAGCTGCACCCGGAGCAATCTCTTTCATGGTGCTCTCTGGAGTCTGAAATTCATCCTTCTTGTACAGCTTCGCGTAGAACTTCTTCGTCGACTCGACTTCCTCCTGAAGACGACCCTCGTACTTCTTCTCGAGGATCTTCAACGCAATGAAGTACCCCGCTGCCGAACCAGCAGCCAGAGAGACAATCGCGGTAGTCCCTACCACAATCGAGAGTTTCATCGCCGCCCTCAAATCTTGTCATAGACGACGCCGTCGACGTTGAAGTCGAGGATGACGGACCGCTCGTTGCCGTTCACGAACTGCATCGCTTCCCACAAGTTGTGATCGTCGAAGACACCGAAGTCGACGAAGTTGTCGCTGTTCTCGCGATTCAGTACCCAGCCGACAAGTTGACCCTCAGGGCAAATGTTCATCCCCAGAGCGATCAGTACTTCGTTCAGGAACACATGACCGCGGGCTCGAAGCAGGTCGTTCATGTAGTTCTGCTGTGACCGCAGGAACATCTGGTTGTAACCGGGTTCCTTGGACCACGAGGTCGACGTATGCTCATCGAAGATGCGTGCATAGATCGACGGAAGACCGTTCTTGTTGATCTGCTTGATGGTCTTGGTTACCGGACCTTCAGCCGTCTCTTCAACAATCGTCCGATCCTCAGTTCCGTAACGAAACTCCCGCTCCTTGTCTGCGCCCACCTCCTTGAGAACTCGCTCACGGTACTCGCGGTATCCCTTGTCGAGGGCAGCGTAGGCCGCGGTCACACCAGCGTATCGACGATTCAACGTCACGTGGGATCCGGTCAGTGCGGCGACGGACGCCAGGCCGAGCAGAATAGAGGGACCATACAGCTTCCCAAGACGCAACGTCGTCCGGAGATACAGCTTGACGACGTCTTGCTTGTAGTCGTTTTCGCTGTACTTCTCGGAGTTGGCTTCTCGCTCAATCTCCATCTTCTCTTTGAGCATTTCGTGATCGGCGAGAAGATCTTCCACTTTGAGCGTGGCTCGAGCAGCCAGCACAACCGTGCCAATCACGCCCACAGTTCCCGCAACGAACATGATCTTCGGCGAATGCTTCTGCGCAACCAACAGCCGACGACCAACACGACTGGTGACTGCGTTCTTGATACTCTGTAGGTTCACTACGCAACCTTCCCTTGAAGTTTGAGATGTATGTACACGGCGATGAGTTGATCGTGATTCATTTGGTCAACCCTTTTCGCCCAACGCTTTGAGGGATATACGGCTTTCACCACTTCCCTGATAGCTTGTTCTTTCATCGCTAATCCAGCGGTTCTGGCCTTGGGAGATCCAGAAGATATCCATTGCGCACTCGTGTCACACCAGCACCACGGATATCTGTCCAGCCCCATCGATCGTCGGTGAATTTGGATGTAATGCCCAAGAGCTCATACAAGTCGGCTACTGTCGCCGCTTCGTACTTCGATACGATGTCGAATAAACGACCGATTACTTCTTCTGCTTCGGCTCTCGTGGCAAGAATGATCTCGTCGAAGTCATGAGTGGCTCGAGCTCGTCGACTGATGTCCGTTGAGCGTGGATCTTCCCTGCGAGATGCCGATGAAGGCTGCGAAGAATACCGATTGTAGCTCACGTAGCCACTGGATCCGCTCGGACGAGACCCAGTACGCCGACTGACCGAGCGAGCTTCCCCGAAAAGCATTCGTTCGATGCCTTGACTGACCACATCAGCAATGGTATCTTTCGCCGCGGGCAGTAGAACGTCGAGAACAATGTATGAAACAACGCCTCGACCGCTTCCACTGAAGAATGTCTCAGTAAATCTACGACCAAGAGGCTTCTTCCGTCGAACAACCTCACCCTCAACAACCTTCTCAGCCCTCTTTTCAGGCTCAGGCAAGGTTGGTTCGACTTTCGGCTCTCGAGATTTACGACTGTTTGGTGGGTAATCGTCCACATCGCCCCTTCCAGGCAAAACTTAAAGACCAGGCGGTCTTTAAGCTTGATCTTCACTATTCGGTTGCGATGTCAATCTTCTCACTGAAGTGCTTGTTCACGATCTCGACGAGTTGCTTCTCTTGCTTGATTGTTGCTCCAATCAGCACTGAGCTTGCAAGTCCGACGGCGATCTTGATTGCGGTCTTCGCGATGAAAGCTTTGTCCATGACAATCCTTTCCAGTGGGGTCTCATTATAGCCCTTGCATTTCCTGCGACGGAGGGCACCTTTTCCCCTGGGTGGAGGGGGAGAGACAGGCCTCGGCGGTTGTTTAAAGTCGAG